GACATTTGTACTCTGTCCACAATTAAATAACCTCTTCTGAAATCTCCAAAAAAGATTGCTTTAGCATTTGCACCTAGATCAGCAACATCTGTTGCTTCAACATAAGGCGAACCTAAAATTGTGTTTGGTACTCCTACCTGTAGTGAGAATCCTGCTTGGAATACATACTGACCAGAACCATCTTGTAGCTTTCTTACTGCTGCAAGTGTTGCTCTATTCATTACGAATGTTCCATTTCTAGAATAGTCAGGTTTAACTGCGTGGTATAAAGTTATTAGTGAGTTAGCATTTAAACTTGCTGACACACCTGATGCTGTTACACCTACAGATGAATTTGTTACTATTCCTTCAGGTTTACCTACTGAGTTTCCTGACACGAACGCATTACCTTCAGCTTTTGCAAACTGTTCTGTAAACTCGCTTGTCATTTCTTGCTCTAAGTTAAATACTGAATCTTCTAACTCTTGCTCTGAAATGTCTACTAAAGCATATAGTTCATGTGTTGGAATTTCCTCTAGACCAACTTGGTAGCCAGTAGTTTCACTTCTAGTTCCTTGCTCTGCAACGAAAGTTGCTGCAAACGTACTTGTTCTTTTTGGAATTTGTACTGATCTATTAGTTGTACTTCTAACTCTTGCTATTGATCTTATAGGTGAGATTTCAACTATACCTTTGATTAACTCTTGCACGTATTCAGGTGGTGCTAAGTAACCAGCAGTATTGTCGTTTGACGCAGTAAGAACTTTTACTTCATCTGGCGATAAAGCTTCTTTACCTTGTCTTAACCATTTATCAAATACCTTTTTCTCGTTTGAGATACCAGCGCCTGCTGATACATCAAAACCTGGTCTTGATACAATAGTTTCTATTTTGTTAAGCTTCTCTTCATGTGCATCTTGTGCAAGTTTAGCTTTAGTCACCTTTTGGTTTACATCTTCTAATGTATCTAGAGTTTTTTCAATTCTAGATAATTTTTCAGATGTAATTACATCAGCAGACCCTGTTTTTTTGATCTGTTTGATTTCCTCTTGGTGAGTTTTTTTAAACTCTTCAAAAGCACTACCGAGTTGCTCAACAGCAGATTTTACTTCGTTTTCTACCATTTTACTTCTCCTATTGTTTTTTTAGTAAGTCAGTAACTTTAGATATTAAAGATACTAACTCGTTTTTGATTTCAGCATCTCGCTGATTTAGAGATTTGAACAATGCTTTCGCACCTATCTTACTCTCTGTTCGTGATAGACCTCCTACCTCTCGTAGAATATCTTCCCACTCACGAATATTTTTAGAGTTACCTTTTACCGATTGAACCAATGCTTCTTCGTTCATTGGAAAAGTAACCAAGCTGATTTCCATAAGGTCTACTTCTTTCAAGGTTCTTACACCTCTTTTATTCTCATTGTATCCTTGTTTTTTTGGATCAGCTCTAAATCCTATACTCATACCATCTAATGCACCTAATTTTAATAACTCATAAGTTTCTCTACCTTTTTGAGTTCCAAGTGCTAATCTACCTTTTACAAATAAACCTTTTTCATCTTCTCTAATATCTTCAAAGACACCAATAGGTTCATCTGTTTTATGTTGAAATAACATTTTAACTTTTGATGCTGGTCTTGTATTTAATGATTTTGTAAATGCACCTTTCTGTACCACATCATTTCCTTGATCTTCATTACCAAATATAGACCCATAACCTGAAAATACACCTTGACCAGTTGTTTTAATTTCTGATTCAAATATTACTGATTTAATTTCTGTATCACACTGACAGTTACCATCATCATCACATTCTGTGTGTGATTTCTTTTTTGGTTTCTTATGATATTTATCTTCTTCTTCATCATCATGATAACCCATTCTGTCTTTTGGTTTTTTTCCTGGTTTATCTTCATCAGGTTTATGTCCACCTTTTGCTATAGCTTCTTCATATGCAGCATGAGAACCACAAGGCATAAAAACTCTTTTACCATTGTCCATCATAGTGTGTACACCTACACATCCTATTTCTTTTGCTTTTTCTCTTGCTTCATCTTCTGTATTAAAAACATGTCCTTTTTTTTTATCATTTGGCTTTTCTTCATGCATTCCTTTAAAATCTTCCATTGGACTTTCCTCCTTTTTATTCCTTTGATTCCATAAGCTGTTACACACAGCAAATCTTTGATTTCTAGATGGGTAATCTTCCATAGAAGTTTCATCACCCATACATCGCTCTAAATAATCTTCCCTCTTTTCTTTATCTCCAGGTTTAACTAATGGCATTATTTTTCAAACCGACTAATTACGTATTTGTCGAAAAGTTGCCATATTTTTTTAGCTTTAGATTGATACTTATTTACAAAGTATCCACCTGCTACACCTAATAAAAAAATAATTATTAATTCCATAATACTACCTCTACAAGAAATCAGGCGTTGTGTAAATAGAAACACAACGACAATTTATAGTTTCTTCAGGACCACCTGCTGGATCGCCTGGATATTTTAACCTATAACCACCTACAATGAATTGTTCTTGTAATCCAACTCTTTGACCACTTGCTATTGAGTGTGTAACCCTTGTTCTAGCATCTTGTACTGCTACCCACTCTTTCATAGTACCTGCTATCCTCATACTATTTGCTGATAAATCATTAGCAAAACTAGCAGTTCTATGAACCTCAGTTCTAGCAATCAAATTAGCTCTATAAGCACCCATTCCTATAATAGTGTTTCTAAGAGCATTTCCTGTTTCATTAACAGATTGACCACTACTGAAACTATTGTTTACCACAGATTGTATTTTATTTCTAGTACTATCATTAATACCTGTAACTAAAGTTCCAACATTATTTTCTATAAAAGTATCTAATTCTGTTTCAAAATCAGTTTCAAAGTCTTTTGTATTTTGCATTCTATCTAATGAGTAATTTTTAAAAGCATTAGCAACTACCCTGTATTGTACCCTGAATATGTCTTTTAAGCTGTTAAAAGCATTATTTTGTCTTATTTGTATCATGACAGTAGAACCATAAGCAAAATCTTCCTTTAGACCATTACCTAAGTTTGTAAAATAATTTTTTAATCTACTTGTAAATTGTCTTATAAATGGTTCTCTTAATCTATTTTGTTTTAACCATTCACGTTTTTTTACGTTTCTAAATATTTTAAGTTGTTTAGGTGAGTATATCATTAGTGTATTGTCTTATTTGTTGGTATAATTACATCACCAATATCAATGTTTTGTGTGCAATAAATATAACTTGCAGAATGAACAGCATCTTGTTCAGACTCAAAGGGTCCTATTCTAATTACAACTTCATGATTGTCTTTGTAATCTTTTTCAATAAATAGTTTAGATATTATCTTTCTGTAGTTCATCTGCTTCCTTTTTACTCCTTAGTGGATGTCCACTTGGTAATAAGTCTAAGTCAAATTTACCACTCCTGAATCTGCCTGTTCTTACTGCATAAAGAAACGCATTTACTCTAGCATATGCCCATTGTTCTTCTGATCTTACATTGGGTCTTACACTACCTGGATTTGTTCTATATGCACCTACACCTCTTCTAAATACTGCTGATAACATACGAAGATTTACACGTTTGCCTGGTTTACTTCCATGTTTATCATTATGTTTTTTAACTTTGTTTCTTAATCCCTCTCTAATACCTGCTGTAATTTGTTTACCCTCTAACTCATCATTTACAAAATGTATTAAAGAATTATCTTCTAAAAACTTACCTCTTTCTCTATCTAGTTGTTCTGCTTTTTTTCTTGACCATGTTTGTCCTGCATCACCACCCCATAATGACCAAGCTATTCTACCATTTGATGGATAACCTTTTTCGCCAGGTCTAAAACCCTCTGCTCTTTTATCTACTTCATGTCTAGCAAAAAAACTATTCATACGTCTGACTGTTCTAGGTGATAACTTTTCTTTACGTATTATTTGATTTGCTCGTGTTGCACCAATAATTGTACCACCACGACCAAATTCTTTTCTCCATTCTAAACCACGTTTAGCTTCTGCAACCATTCCATCTGTTGGTGTTGTATTGATGTCAGCTTCTGCTTTAACAACATCATCTAATTCTTCTTCTAATGTATCAATTTCTAACGTCATTTCTGTAGTTACTAATTCATCTTCCTCTTCTGCTTCTTGGTTTGGTTGATTGTCAGGTTCATCTCTAGCTGGTTGTTCTTCATCGCCTGCTATGTTAAGTGGCATTAAGTTTGCTGGTACAAGTAAACTATCAGCACCATTTACTGGTTCATAACCTAGTTGTTCTCTTGCTTCATTTCGTGTTAAGATACCATTCTGTACACCAGCAGTTACAGACTCAAATACTCTTCGTCTTTGTTCTGCCATAGCTGGAATACTATCAATATCATATCTAAGTTCTAAATCTGTTCCAAATTGTGGTGTTAGCCATTCATTTAAATCTGATTGTACTCTATCTAATAAAGGTATGATTGTTTCATTATATAATGCAAGTTTAGCTTCTGCAAAATTAGAATAAGTTTGTGAATCAGGTATACCTATTAATTGACTTGGTACACCATAAACTAATGCAATATCTTTTGCACTCATGTGTTTTAAAGATGTAAAATCCATATCCTTAGGTGATAGACCCATTTCTTTCCAATCAAAGTCACCCTCTAGCAACATTGGTTTACCAGCATTACCTGCACCTCCAAATCTTTGATTGATGTCATTTACTAATTGACTTCTTTGTACGTCAGATAATTGTATTTGTGCTCCTGTTTCATCTTTTGGTTTAAAAACAAC